CCTTTATTAATACCTCTCTTGGTGAGGTTTTTGAGGAGCAAGGGGAAACGATTGATGGCAATGAGTTATTAGCCAGACGGGAAGAATACCCAAAAGATATACCCGTTTCAGTTCGTACTATCGGCGCTGACATCCAAAAAGACCGGATTGAATTAAGCGTCTACGATTGGGCAGAAGATGAAGAGGCATACGCCTTTGACCACATTATTATCCCCGGTGATACAGCAACGTTAACACCGTGGAACGAGTTAGAAGAAGAGTTAAACCACCTCAACCCAAATGCGGTAGGCATTGACCACGGTTACAACAGCGGCATGGTGGATAAGTTTGTCGCAAACAAAAGATATTGCTATGCAGTAAAAGGTATTGCTGGCACTGGTCGAGACGTTATTGAAGATCAAAACAAGCGGCGACAACGACTAAGAAAGAAACGAAAAAAATCATCAGTAGTTGAACCTGTCGGGGTTGACCAGGCTAAAGCACTTTTATATAGCCGATTAAAAATAAAAATTCCCGGCCCTGGGTATATTCATTTCCCTAACACTATTTCATTTGACGAAGAATTTTTCAAACAGATAACAGCCGAAAAGTTAGTGACCAAATACAACAAAGGCCGACCATATCAAGAGTGGGTGCCCATGAGACCCAGAAACGAGGCGCTTGATTGCTACAACTATGCACTAGCAGCCTTGAGGTTAAGCCGACTTAACCCGGCTAAAGAATTACAGCGAAAACTAAAAGAACAAACCAAACCAAAAATTAAAAAGAAAGCAGCTAGAAATAATCAGTTTCAAGCTGGCGTGTCTTTATTGTAGGAAATCATATGGCATTTACCACCACACAATTAGAAAAACTGGAAGAAGCTATCGCCAGTGGTGCCGAGTCTGTACGCATTGGCGACAGGTCAATAACCTACCGTTCTGACATGCAGCAGCTAAGAAAAGAAATGCAGCAAGAATTAGGCGTTTCAACCACCAGAACGCAACGGGCGATTGTTTACCCGACCACAGGAAAAGGACTATAAATGCCTCTTGAAAAGCGCCGTTATGATGCGGCGAGTCAATCTAATCGGCTATCAGGCTGGACAACTTCTGCCAATGATGCCACCAGCGCGATTGACAGACCAGATGTTATCCGCAATCGAGCAAGGGATTTAGTTAGAAATAATCCTTGGGCGGCTAAAGGTGTTAATACAATTGTTAATAATACGATTGGCTATGGTATCCGTACTCAGTGGAAAGCTAAAAACAAAAAAGACACCAAGAAAATACAAGACCTTTGGAAACGATGGTCTGAAAGCAACGATTGTGATGCGACAGGATTAACCAATTTATTTGGCTTGCAGCAATTAGCTATGCGCTCATTAGTTGAGTCGGGCGAATGCTTGATCCGACTAAGACCAAGAAAGGTCAGTGACGGCTTATCGGTGCCCATGCAATTACAGGTTTTGGAACCTGATTATCTGGTAACGCATCTAGACGGTAAAGCCAAAAACGGCAATATGATTGACAACGGTATTGAGTACGACCTTCTAGGGCGGCGGGTGGCTTATCACTTATATAAATTCCATCCAGGCTCAAGCTCTCGCGCATTTAATCTTAAGGCTAACCAATACAGCCGAGTTTCAGCCGATGAAGTGGTGCATTTATTTAGACGTGATAGGCCAGGGCAAGAAAGAGGTGTTTCCTGGCTGGCCCCGGTGATTATCACCTTAAGAGAATTAGATATTTACGAGGATGCATATTTAAAGCGCCAACAAATCGCCAATATGCACGCCGGGTTTATTTATACCGACGATGATATTGACGAAGAAGAAGAGACTTATTCAGAAAGTGAGGGGGCAATTGCTCCAGGTTCACTTCATTTGATGCGGCCTAATCGCTCTATTGAATTTAACAATCCACCCCCGGCTGGAGATTATGGCCCTTACACAATGGATAGCCTTAGACGGGTAGCGTCTGCTTTGGGCATTACGTTTGAAGCATTAAGCGGTAATTTATCCGATGTTAATTTTTCATCAGCCCGGATTGGCTGGCAGGAAATGGGACGGAATATTTCAAGCTGGCAATGGAATTTATTTATTCCTTTGTTTTGCACTTCTGTATCGGATTGGTTTGCTCAGATAGCAGGCTTTCCAAATGCCAAAGCAGAATGGACACCTCCAGCTAGAACATTGGTTGACCCGACCAAAGAATTAACCGCGATTAAATCAGCAATCAGAGCAGGATTAAAAACCCCATCCGAAGCGATGCGAGAGCAAGGCTATGACCCAGAACACTTAATGAGAGAGTGGGCTGATGATGCATCTATGCTAGATAGCTTGGGACTGGTATTAGATTGCGACCCAAGGCAAGACCAAAACAAAGAGGTAGGCAACAATGCCAACAAAGCAAAATAAAGCAGAAATACCCGGCGTGCTACATACTCGCGCCGAATTTGTACCCACATCCGTCAGCGAAGAAAAGCGCACAGCCGAATTGATTTGGAGTACAGGCTCTCAAGTCAAACGCTATGACTATTGGAATGACGAGCATTATCTAGAAGAACTTTCTATGCAAAGTGAATCGGTCAATCTGGAGCGATTGAATAGTGGCGCTCCGGTATTGTCCGACCACAGAGGCACTATCAGCAATACTATTGGCGTTGTGGAAAGGGCATGGCTAGAAGGTGGCGAAGGGAAAGCAACGGTACGTTTTTCTGAGCGCGGCGATGCAGACGACATTTTTAAAGATGTAAAAAGCGGAATTTTACGCAATATCAGCGTGGGTTATAAGGTAGCAACCTACGATGTTGAAAGAACAGAAGGAAAGTTACCTATATACCGGGCCACTGATTGGGAGCCTATGGAATTATCCGTGGTAGCAATACCAGCAGACCCCGGCGCACAAGTAAGAAGCGCCAAAAATGAAAATACTATAACGGTAAAACTCAGAGGAGATACCACCATGACTGATACAGTCGAAAAGGAAACCGAAAAGGCACCAAAGGCTGAATCGGTTGTGAAAGAACCTGTCGAGAAGCGCGAGCAGATTGATAGTGAAGCGTTAATTCGCAAGGCACAAGAAGCAGAACGGAAACGTATTAGTGAAATCCGGGCCTTCGGGAAAATCAGCAAAGCGAAAGCCGACACGGTTCAGCGTTTTATTGATGATGGCACTGATTCTGCCGAAGCCAAAGAAAAAATGCTGGCCGATTGGTCAGGTATTGCAGATGAACAATCGAGTCGTGGTGACGTTTCGGCATCCGTCAGTATCGACGAATCCGAAAAGCGCAAAGATGCGGCGGTTAATGTCTTATTGGCCCATGCTGGCAAGCTCCCACAGGAAGAACGTTCAGCCGCTTTGCAAGGCAATCCTTTCAATGGCTTTAGTCTGTACGACTTCGCTAATGATTCAGCTCAGCGTGCAGGCGTGAAAACGGTCGGTATGTCGAGAATGGATGTGGTAGGCCGAGCCTTTACCCAAAGCACTAGTGATTTTCCCGTATTGCTTGAAAATGTTATGCACAAGTCATTAATGTCTTCTTATAACATTCAAGCCGATACCTGGAGACGTTTCTGTAAAACAGGTTCAGTCTCAGATTTCCGTGCATGGAAACGTCTAAAAACTGGCTCGCTGGGCAACTTAGACTCTTTGAGTGAGTTGGGCGAGTTCAAGAATAAGCAAATCCCTGATGGCGAAGCTGAATCAATACAGGCCGATACCAAGGGCAATCTAATCAATATTAGCCGCCAAGCCATTATTAATGATGACCTGGGCGCGTTCATTGGATTGACCACCGACTTAGGCCGCTCAGCAGCTCGTACTATCGAGGCGGCAGTATATGCCAAGTTGAACGCCAACCCTGCTATGGGCGACAGCACAGCGTTATTTCATGCTGACCACGGCAACTTGGCTGCTTCGGGCGCTGTACCATCAGTAACTACTATTGACGCAGCAGCAACAGCAATGGCTGAACAGATGGACATTTCAGGCAATGATTACCTTGACTTAGAGCCATCAATTGCCGTTGTGCATCGTTCGTTGAAAGGCAATTTCATTGAAGTGATTAATGCCGAATTTAATGATGACAGCCAGAAAAACCAGCGAAAGCCTAACCGAGTTCGTGGTTTAGTGGGCGATATCGTGGCGAGTTCCCGTATTGGCACTTCAACCAATTGGTATTTATTTGCCGACCCATCAATTGCCCCAGTTATCGAGGTGGTATTTTTGAACGGCAACGAATCCCCATTCCTTGAAGTTCAAGACGGTTTCACAGTTGACGGCGTACGCTATAAAGTGCGCTTAGATTTTGGCGTGGGTGTGGTTGATTATCGCGGCGCATATAAAAACGCTGGCGCTTAATTCTTAGGAGAATAGAACAAATGGCAACAAATATTTATAACAGCAATCACATGATTAGTGTGGATTGGACGAACGCAGGTTCAGCAATTTCGAGCGGTGATATCGTGGTAATGGGTTCTACTGGTGATGCCACTTTAGGCGTTGCCCTGGTAGATATCGCTAATGGTGCAAGCGGCAGCGTTGGGACTAATTGCGGGGTAACAGCAGCAAAAGTTTCGGCGGCGGTTTTTGCTGATGGTGAATCGTTAATCTGGGATAGTTCTGTGAGCAAGTTTGATGACAATCAAGCTACCGCAGCCAGTGGTGACGTTTCAGGCTCAACCCGCGCCGATGTCGCAGGGGCCAACACTGAAACCACTTGCAGCGTTTGGTTGACGGGGATCCCCGGCACCCTAACCGCTTAACTATAAGCAAATAAGCAAGGAGAAGGGCTTAACGGCCCTTTTTTTATGTCGAATATATTTGATATTGCAACCCAGACCATTCTAAACGTGGTGTCTACTCAATCAGATGGCCCCGCTATCTATTCTGATGGCACGAATAATTATCAGATAGATGCGGTGCTGGAAGAAGGTGTTGAGGATTTCACAAGCGAAATGAACAAAACTGAAAATTTCATGACCTTTGCGAAAAGAGAGACATCCAATGGGCACACAATCACATTAAATGGGCGAGTTTGGACGGTTTGTGATGACGACCCCAAAAGTGACGGGTTTATGATGATTGTGAGGGTTGAATGAGTCTTGAAAGTGATTTAAAGGCGCATCTTGAGATCAATGCACCGTCATTTTTGAGTTACGAATACACCAAATCTGCTGATACTTTTGATGATCCTGGAAGCAATGCCCCAGCATTATATTTTGAGGTTGATATAGGTGAGTCAGAAGAAAACACTTTGATGAATGGGATTTCTCAAAAAACCTATTTAACAATCGAGTTCACTCTGATTACGTCAGTAGCATCATATTTTGACTTATGTGATGAATTGAGTGCAGCAATGCTTGGTTATGTTCCAACTGGAATGATCGATGGTTGTGTGCGTATCGATTCAGAAAAAATCAACACAAAAAGCAATTACAAATATAGTTCTGTCTACTACCAAACAAATTATTACTTAAGAAAAGTTTAACAACACTCAAACAACCACAGAAACCCGCCACTGAGCGGGTTTTTTTATGCCTGGAGAAAAATCATGGCTAGAAAAGGCGGCACCTATACCAAGCCAGCACCCAAACCAACACCGAAACCTGAGAAGGAGAAATAACAATGGCTTTATACAGAAAAAGTGCTGTACTGGCTAAGATTGAATCAACATACGGCACCGACCCAGTACCAACGGGCGCAGATAACGCCATTTTAACTTCTGAGGTGAGTGCAACACCCATTCAAGGTAATCGCGTATCACGCAATATTGATAGCGCGAACCTGGGAAATAAGGGTGAGATTATCACCAGCAAATACAAGACGCTCTCGTTCAAGGTTGAATTGGCGGGTGCAGGTGCCGCAGCAGTAACGGCAGGAACCGCGCCAGGGTATGGTGTTTTATTGCGTATGTGTGGGTTTGCTGAAACGATAACAGCCACCACAGATACACAGTACGACCCGGTATCCGAAAATTTCGAGTCAGGCACTATCTATTTTTACCATGATGGCTCTTTGCACAAACTGACAGGCGCTAGAGGCTCGGTATCTTTCAGTGTGGATGCCCAAGGCATTCCGTACATGAATTATAACTTTACTGGTTTATACAATGCGGTTTCAGCAACAGCATTGCCAAGCACCACATTAACTGCATTCCAAACCCCATTACCCGTATCCAATACCAATACACCCACTTTCACCATCCACAGTTTTGCAGCCAAGGCCCAATCATTCAGCTTTGATATCGGAAACAACGTGATTCACAAGAATCTGATTGGTGACGAGTTTGTCAAAATTACCGACCGAAACCCCACAGGTTCATTCTCGATTGAGGAACCAGTGCGAGGCACCAAAGATTTTGAGGCGGCGGTCATTGCGGAAACCAAGGCAGCGGTTCAGGTAGTACACGGCACAGCGACCGGAAATATTATTCAGTTCGACGCTGATTATGTACAACTGACAGATACGCAACCCCAAGACAACGATGGTGTTTTATTTATCACCATGCCAGCCATCTACACGCACTCAGATGCGGGTGATGACGAATTTAAATTAACGGTGAAGTAATGAAATTAGCAAGTATTGACTCAATCAAAGACCGCGCAAAAGTTAAGGTTCCCGGTGATTACGGCAAAAAAACCACCGAAAACCTCGAATTGGAATGGAAAAAGTATTCCGTTGAAGAAGCCCGTGAAATGCTGGAAAGCATTAATGGCGGCGGTAACGAGGATGAGATTATTGCTGATGCCTTAATCAATATCGTCAATTTAACCGACGATGCAGGGCAGAAAATACCCTTTACAACCGAATTGCTAGAGCAGGCCATGAATATTGATTATATCCGCAAGGCGATAATTGAGTCATTTATGACTGTCCAGTTTGGCCGCGAGGTACTAAAGCAAAAAAACTAACCGAAGCCGGTAGGCTGTGGGTATCTGAAACGTCAAGCAAAAATGAAGCTTTAGATGCCTTCAACATATCGGCAGAAGTTGAAAACGAGCCAGAATTTGAACTTTGGCCCGAAAACCAAGAAGCATACGAAATCTTTTTATTGTGCTCTACCCAGTGGCGATTAATCCCTATGGGTGGAATGCAAGGACTCGATTACACGGCAGTTCAATCCGTCCTAAGTATGCTGGAAACGCCCAACCCTGGGCAGATTTTTAAAGACTTAAGATTTATTGAAATGGGCGCTTTAAACGAGATGAAAAATGGCAAGTAAGAATTTTAAAGCTGGGATTATTATTACAGGTGATGCAAAAGGCGGCATCAAAGCCATTGAAGCTACCGAAAAGCAGCTTGACGGCTTAAATAAATCCACTAAAAAATCTATCTCGTCTTTTAAAGATATTGAGAAATCAGTATTTTCAATGAAGGGTGCCCTCGTTGGGTTGACGAGTGTTTTAGCGGGAGGCTTGTTTACTGGCAAAGTCATTGCTAATACAATCGCCCAAGAAAACGCCATAAGACAGCTAGAGCAGCGCCTAATCAGCACTAAAGGAGCTGTAGGTATCGCTTCCAGCGAACTTCAAAAATTCGCTGCATCTATGCAGAATGTTACTACTTACGGTGATGAAGCCATCCTTGCCATGCAGGGGGTTTTGTTAACATTTACGAATATTAAGGGTCAAGCATTTGAACAAACCACAGAAGCCGTTTTAAACCTCTCGACCGCAATGGGCACCGATTTAAAATCTAGTGCTGTCCAATTGGGCAAAGCATTAAACGCCCCCTCACAAAACCTATCAGCACTTACCCGGTCAGGCATTCAATTCACCGATGCTCAAAAAGACTTAATTAAATCGTTAGAAAAAACAGGTCAGCTAGAAAAAGCACAGGCCGTTATTTTAGCTGAATTGGAAACGCAATTCGGCGGTGCAGCGAAGGCGGCAAGAGATACGCTAGGGGGATCGTTAAAATCCCTGTCAAACGCCTGGAACGACCTTTTTGAAAATGCCGATGCTTCAAGAGAAATGACGGCATCAATTGAAGTCCTGACCAAAAAATTAGGATCCCCTCAGACTCAAGCCGCTTTCAAAACTTTCACGGCTGGCATTTTTGATATTTTAAATGGGTTTGCTGATGTAGTTACTTTTGGTAATCAAGTCATCCATATGACAAATGAGATTAGCAAGTCATTTTTAGGAATTGGAGAATTAGCCTTAGCACAAAAAAGAAACGAATTATTCCAAGCCACTGAAAAATTATTTGAACTAGAAAAAGAACGAGATGATCATAACGCCAAAACCGGACTTTCCAAAATGTTCGCTGGAAATCCTGAGTTTGAAGGCCAAATAAAAGCCCAAGAAATGCTAATTGACAGACTCAAAAAGAAAGTTGAAGTCCTGAAAATGGACGAAAATTTAATGGGCAAGGCAGTCAAAACAACAGACAAGCTCACAAGGTCAAACCTAAAACATATTCCAACACAAAACACCTTGATTACCACAATAAAAGATTCTTCTGTTGAAATGGATGATATGGATAGAGCTTTAGATTTGGTGATAAATCAGTTTGATGCACTAGATAAGGCAGAAGCCAGGGCAATTGCAGGGCTTGAGCCGCTACCTAAAAAACTGAAAGATGTGGCAAAAGAAAACAAAACCACCACACAAAACATAGAATCCGACTGGGACAGACTGAACGACAATATTCAGTCAGAGTTTATTGATACGTTTACCGACATGCTGACCGGGGCAGAAGTTAACTTCAAGGATTTTGCCAAATCCATATTAAAAATGTGGATCAATACCACCATGAATATGGCGTTTAATCCTCAAATGTCAGCAAGTAATAGTTTAGTTGCAGGCGCAGGACAAGCACCAGGAACGAGCTTTAATCCATTAAGTACAGCCAACACTGCGTACAATGCTGTTAGTGGAGGAGCAAGTGCAGCACTTAATGCGACCGGCTACCTTACAGGCATAGGTAGTGCAACAGGCAGTTATTCAGCCGCAGCAATGTCAAACTTTGCAATTGGCAACACAGCAGCACAGGCGGCAGCCTCTAGCACTGTTGGTGGACTGACTGGAGGCGCTGGAGCAAGCGGGTTTATGAGTGCTGTTGGCGCTGTTGCACCTTGGGCTTTAGCAGCTTTAGCCCTTGGCTCAGCATTCGGCCTATTCGATGACGAAGCACTACCTACAGAATTTAGAATTAGCTCAAACGGTCAAGGTGATGCCGACAGCATTAAAAAATATTTAAGCTACGGCGGTGCCAGAGCTGGCGCATCAAGTGGCTTTGGTGATATTGCCGCAGGCGTTAGCCATATTGGTGACGAAGGTCAAATGTCAGAGCAGGAAGCCGCACAATTTATGGCTGAAATGCAGACTAAAATGAATGCTCTAGCGGTACTGGATGAAACCATAATTACCGCACTAGATTTATCAGAATCCAACATTGACGCAATCAAGGCGGCAATCGACGGGCGCTCAGACAGCGAGAATTCAGGCGATTTACAGGCATTTCTAAAAGACCGCTATAGTTCTATCTCAGATGTCATTGGCGGCGAATTTGACCAAGTTTTTGACTTGTTTGATGACCTGGGAGAAACCTTTAATCAATCCACGGTTGCGGCCTTGGCTTATGCAACAGCAAGTGACGAAATCAAAGCTTTGTACGAGGATTTATACAATTCTGGACACAGAAGCTCTGAGTCAATTATAGGCTTATCCACTAATTTATTAACCGTCAATTCTCTATTTGAGTCTATAGGCGGCACCACGCTTGAATTAAGTTCTACGGCTGCACATATGGCTGATAATCTTGTTAAAGCGGCGGGCGGTATGGATGCATTGATTCAAAGCCTGGATTATTACTACCAAAACTTTTTAACAAAAGATGAACGCAGCGACTTAACGCTTCAAAGCTCGATTAATACAAAAGACAGTATTAACGCCAAATATGGTTTAGATATTCAAACTAAGGGTGACTTCACCGATTTTGTAAATGATTTGAATCAAAACGGTGGCATTGCGTCGCTGCAACCAGAAGAACTAAGCGATTTAACTGCATTAATGGTCGCACTTAATGAAGGCTGGGCAGCATGGGATGATTTAACCAAGATAACAAATACTTCAAAAACAACTAAAGACATCGAAGAAATCACAGAGGTTATCCCTAATTTCTCTGATGAAATCAGCAATCTTGTTTCCAGTTTTCAAAACGCTATCAACGGCATTAAATCGCTACGCCAAAATATCCAAAACAGCATTCATGGCTTTGCAGGCACCACAACCTCTATTGATGATTTAAGAGGCGGTTTAACAGGCGGTGTTGATGATATTGCCATCTACGACCAAATACGCCAGGCAATCGTCAATAAATACAATGCTGAAATCCAGGGCATTCAGAGCGCACAACAAGAAGCGGAAATGCTGTTTAACTCATTTAGTGAAATTTCTGACTTTACCAAGAGTTTGCAATTGTCCGACTTGTCACCATTGACCAATTCACAGCGACTAAGCGAATCTAAAAACCAGTATGGGCAAATTCTCTTGCAGGCGCAGGCTGGCGATACTACTGCGCTGAGCCAGCTATCAGGCGCTTCTCAGTCCTACCTGGAAGAAGCTAGAACTTATTATGCCTCCAGTGACGAATATTTAGCCATATGGAACTCGGTTAATGATGAGCTGGGCTTAATTACGAACGGCAAAACAGATTATACAGACTGGGAACGCACCCAAGAAGATTTAGACAATCAATTAATCGATATTCAGCAAAGTGCCGTTAGTGAACTGCAATCTTTGGATTATGAAGTCATTAACTTACAAACCATCATATCTACTGGCTTTAACTCCATGCTGGCAGCTTATGGCGTATCGGGTACAACCATTAATCAGGACACCAGCCCCGTTGGATATGATCCGATTAATGCAGCATATAATGATGTGTTAGGCAGACCTCCGGGTGAGGCAGGTTATGACTATTGGGCCAGTACGGGTTTATCCGGTTCTGATTTAGTCGATGCGATAACAAAAGCTGCAATTGCTAACGGTGAACTTAAGACAGAGGTCAGAGCATTAAAGACGGAAGTAACTAGCCTAAGAACTGAGCAGGCACAGCAAACAGACGCTATCATCTCGACAAATTATGATGCCAATAGTCAAAATGCTGAAACGATAATTGACGGCAACACAGCCAGAAAAGTGGTGGTTAAATGACCGCTTATACTGATTTTTTAGCCGACCAGCAATCAGTCCATTGTATTTTGGTGGAAGTGGTAGCGGATATTTCAGGTGTTGATACTACCCTGTATTTATCCAATCGTGGCTATGTGACCAGCCCCACAGACACCCCAGCTAATCAATATTATCAGCCGCTATTGTCGGGTGATATTGTTTTTAGTGAATCAATCACTATCGATAATAACCCTAATATTTCTTTTAGTGATATTGGGATTGAAAACGCTGACGGCGGTCAAGATGCTTATCTAGATTACATATGGGCATCCAAAGATATCACTATTTATCACGGCGATATCCGCTGGGACAGAACCGAATTTCAGCAAGTTTTTAAAGGCAAGCTAGATAATATTGACTCCAAAAACAATCAAACATTAATTTTAAAAGTTAGAGACAAATTAGAGGGTTTAAATAAACCTCTGTCTGATACCAAGTTAGGCGGCAGCACAGAAAATGCCGATAGCTTGATACCCTCTGTTTTTGGCGAGGTCTGCAATATCACCCCATTATTAACCAACCCATCCACTCACGAATATCAAGTCAACCTCAATGCAATCGAGGACATCATTGAACCTCGTGATTTTGGCTATCCCATCTCGCTCACTAAAAATGTCGCTAACGGAAAATTTACTTTAAATAGCCAACCAGCGGGCGTTATTACTTGCAGTGTTCAGGGCGAAAAAGACAGCACTTACAATTTAACTATCGCCAGCATTATCAAGCATATCTGTAAGTCTTATGGGGGCTGGGTAGATGCCGATTTTGATAGCAGTTTCACTGCATTTGATGCGGCCAATACACAGCCAGTCGGATATTACACTGATAGTCGAGATAATATTTTAAACATTATTCAGTTTCTAGCGTCAAGCTTGGGCACACAGATAATCGCAACCCGCGACGATACCATTAAACTCATTCAAATAGACTTTCCAGTTACCTCAACTCGCACAATTACAGAATCAGACATTATCCAAAACAGCCTGAGCCTCGTTGAAATGCCGCCGGTTAAGGCAGCAGTAAAGCTGGGTTATTGCAAGAATTACACCATACAACAGGATTTACAGACGGGAATCCCCGAGAAACACAAAGATTTATTCGCCAAGGAGTGGATGACTACTACGCAGTTAGATGCGACAGTTGCCAGCAATTACAGTTTAAATACTGAACCAGACTTGACTGAAACTGCGTTACAGGTCAAAACCGATGCAGAAGCCGAAGCTACACGCCAATTATCAATATGGAAAGAGCAGCGAAAAATATTTCAATTTACAGGCTGGGCCAGATTGCTAGATTTAACTTTAGGCCAGGAAATAACATTAATAAATGACACTTATAGTCTCAGCGACGATGGGATTATTGTCAGCCTGAGCGTTAATTATTCCAAACAGCAAGTAACGGTCGAGGTGTTAATCTAATGGCCGCAATTGTTAACCATATTGATACAATTTTACAGGCCGAAGGGCGCGGCAGCTTACCTACAATTGACTGGACAGAATTGACTGATAACTCAGGCACCATGCCAGATAACAACGCCACCAACGGCGCAACGGTCGGTATTAACCTTGACGGCACTTTCTCAGCTGCAAACGTCTTGGCTTTTTTCGCGGGGAATACCTTTACCACCAGCACAGTACCCACGCTATTTGCCACAGCCGCTATAGGCGAGGCATACATAGGCAATCTATCAGCCAATAAAATCACCAGCGGCACAATTTCGGCATCGACGATAGATGTATCAAAAACAATAACCTCAAATGGCAGCTATGTTGGAACATACGCCGGAAACTTCACTAATACAGGTAGCGGCGGATACGCATTAAAAGCTTCGGGTTTAGCTTTAGGTGTGAATGTAATAGTTACCAACGGCACTGGAGTAAAAATAAGGCAATCGGGAACGGCCAGTAACACCGGGCTGGATATCGATCTATCTGGCAGCACCACATCCAGCGGAATAGTATCTCGCATTAATTCGGCGGGTGGCATATATGCTGGATATTTTGCAGGTAGCGGTGATGCGTATCTATCAAGAAACGGGGTTGCTGGGCAATTTGACACCTCATCAAACACAACCGCGATAGTTGCCACTTGCAGTAATGGGAGTTCTCTGTCACACGCAATTCGCGGAAGGAACTCAAGTGATGGCACGGCTGGATTGGTGGGTTCGTCGGCAGGCTATGACTTTTATGCCGAAGGCTCTGCAAGTGATTATGGGCCGTTTACTGGAGCACATGACGCACTAATGAATGTCGGCGAAAACACAACAATAGGCGACATTGTTATAGACAATAAATGCATTCATAAGAAAGGGATCAGCAATACTATCTTTGAGGTTGCACAGTCAATCAAGCCGAACCAAAAAGCCGCAGTTGGAATAATCGCACATAATCGCGGCTTACTGAATGATTGCTCTGTCCCTGCCGCATTTAATGATGGCTTTTATGAAGAAGAGAAAGCAGGCAAGAAAAAATATAAAAAACAAAAAATACTTAAAAATATAAAGCTAGATCAAATTAAAAGTAAATATAACAGAATAATCATAAATGCACTTGGCGAGGGTCAAATTAATGTGTGTGGTGAAAATGGTGATTTGGAAGCGGGGGATTTAATTGTAACCTCATCCATTCCCGGTAAAGGGATGAAACAAGCCGATGATATTGTTCGTGGATATACCGTGGCTAAATGTCGTGAAAACGCTCAATTTAAAAGCAAAAGCGAAGTCAAAATGGTGGCTTGCATTTATTTATGTGGTTAAAAAATGATTAGAATTGTAAATGATAATATTGCTCAAGATGCCACCCTGGAGGATGCTGCAACAGAAGCATTGCCCGTCGAGAATATGCAGACTGATATCAAGTCTGAAATCTGGCGTAGTGCAGCCAAAACCGCCACAATTACAGCAACATGGTCAAGTTCTCAGTTTATTTCGCTGATTGCCTTCCCTTTTTGTAATTTTACTTCAACAGCCACCATGCAAATTAAGCTCTATACATTGACAGCTGACACAACAGCAGTCTATGACAGCGGCGCGGTGGCCTGTTGTCCTTACGTGCCATTTGAAGATTTTGACTGGGGTGCTGCACCTTTGGGAGTAAATGCTTTTAGTTATGGCGGAGGCGCTTATGCTAGAGTCTGGACTGATATCACAGCCTGCCAAAAAGCCGAGATTATTATCATAGATAACGACAATGCAAACTCATATCTTGAGGCTGGTATTCTGGTGGCTGGCCTGCATTGGGAACCCGATTATAACTTTAGTTATGGCGCAGGAATGCAAGTCAAAGACAGCAGTGCCAGCAAACGCAATGACGCTGGAGATAATATCAGCAGTCGCGGAACACGACATAAATCCGTCACTTTTAACTTAAAAAACCTTGAGCCAGCAGACAGAAATAAACTAATGGATTTGCTCAAGAAAAACGGCAAACCTAAACCATGCTTTATGTCGCTATACCCCGAAGATTCAGACACAACCCTAGAGCAAGACAATCAGCTCTATGGGAAATTGACGAACACCAATCCAGTTAATCGCCCTTATCTCAATAGCTACACCTCGTCAGTGACGATAGAGGAAATATAAATGTCAACATTCTACCCACGCCAAACTGACTACATTGAAAAACTCAACGAGTTAGACACAGGTGTTACAGGTTCAGCTAGCGCAGCAGCAGCTAGCGCAGCAGCAGCACTGGTGAGTGAAACCAATGCCGAGACAGCAGAGAATAACGCCGCTGTCTCAGCGGCAGAGTCTACAGCATCGGCTGAGACAGCAGCATTATTCGCCGACCAAGCAGCCGCAGCCGCCAACTACCAGGGGGTGTGGAGTGCAGGAACCTATACGCTAGGGGAGAGTGTCACCCACAATAGTGATTTTTGGATTGCAGATGCAACCACGACAGATGAGCCTTTACAAGGGTCGGATTGGTCACGTCTTCCAAGCTTCGAGTTCTTGAAAGCATTAAATAAAGAAATTAACGCTAATACAACCGTAGCTACATTTATCTATATTCCAGCTATTATGGATCACGACGGTGGAGCCTGGACTACGCAGAGCAGACATACTTCTTGGTACAACGAAGACTTAAATACCGCTACTCGTGGTGCCACTCGTGATTTTCCTCCGGTTGCTTTGATTGTTGCCGAGGCTGATACGGTCACTATTTATGATGCTACTGATAGTTCGCTGCCCATGTGGATGGTGTTTAATAACGTAGGAGGCTCATTAGGTACAGGTGGATTGATTTATGCTGCTACGGTTGTTTCAAATTTTAATATAGGAGCCGTATCTACAAAAGGTGGAAGAATTTATTTTAACAATATAGGTCTAACAGAAGTTGATTTTGTTAATAATACGGCAAATGCTTATACAGCCGTGACAGACTCAAGCAATCAACGAAAATCTACAAAAGGATTAGCTGATAGAAATACGGCAGGATTCTGGACATTAGATACTTCGGCTGTAGATATTACCAATAGTAGTGTTAATGCAACCGCAATCACCCAAGACGACTCAGGTAACAACATAGTATATGTCGGCTCTGACGGTGGACTAGACCGCATTGACACGAGTGATGGGAGTGTTAGTAGTTGGACAGATAACGCTGGTTCCAACATAAACGTTCAGAAGGTTTCCATACTTGATGAATATGTATACTGGTCGGTTGATACAGATAGTACTAACGACTTTATTCTTACTCAACTTGTGGATCAAGACCTAACCGATACCT